GTGCAGAGCTGGTGCGACCGCGATAAGTGGAACGATGCGCCTGTGATTGAAAAAATCGAATCCTCGCTGGAGGCGCGGCTGGTGCAACTGATCGCCAAGGATCAGAAAACCGGCGGCGACTTTAAGGAAATCGATTTGCTGATGCGTCAGGTTGTGCAGACTGCACGGGTGCGCCGCTATGAGCAGCCGGGTGGCAATGAGGTGGATCTGAATCCGAAACTGGCAAACCGCAATGCCGCACCGAAGGCGAAGCCAGCACGCAATGAATTCAGCGAGGAACAGCGCGATCAGTTGCTGGAGTCTTTCCGCGACTCTCTGTTCGATTATCAAAAGGTCTGGCTGCGCAACGGGCATCAGCGTACCCGTGTGATATTGAAATCGCGCCAGATCGGCGCGACATGGTATTTTGCCCGTGAAGCTCTGGCAGATGCGATGGAAACCGGGCGCAATCAAATCTTTTTATCGGCATCTAAAGCGCAGGCGCACGTCTTTAAGCAATACATCATTCAGTTTGCCAAGGATGCTGCAGGGATTGAGCTATCGGGTGACCCGATTGTGTTGCCGAACGGCGCGCATCTGTACTTTCTGGGGACGAATGCGCGCACGGCGCAGGGCTATCACGGAAATTTTTATTTCGATGAATTTTTCTGGACGCATAAATTTCAAGAGCTGAACAAGGTCGCCTCCGGCATGGCCTTGCATAAGCAATGGCGCAAGACCTATTTCTCGACGCCATCGAGCATTTCACACGAAGCTTACCCGTTCTGGACGGGCGATCTGTTCAATAAGCGGCGGCCTAAAAAAGATCAGGTCAAAATTGACGTCAGCCACTCACGCTTACAAAGCGGCTTTACCGGCGAAGACAAAATATGGCGCCAGATCGTGACCATTCTCGATGCGGAGCGCGGCGGCTGTAATTTGTTCGACATCGACGAGCTGCGTAATTACGAGTACAGCCCCGATCAGTTTGACAATCTGCTGATGTGTAATTTCATCGACGATACGGAGTCGGTGTTTCCGCTGACGGAATTGCAGAAATGCATGGTGGATGCGTGGGTGGACTGGCTGGACTACAAGCCATTTACGACGCGTCCGTATGGGGATAACCCGGTATGGATCGGCTATGACCCGGCGAATACGGGAGATAGTGCCGGGCTGGTGATTCTTGCGCCGCCGCGTACCCCCGGCGGGAAATTTCGTGTCTTAGAAAAGATTCAGTTTCGTGGCATGGATTTCGCCGCGCAAGCCGAGGCAATTCGGCAGGCGACGATTCGCTATCACGTGGGATTCATCGGTATCGATGCCACGGGAATGGGCGAAGGCGTCTATCAGTTGGTGAAGAATTTTTATCCGGCAGTAACCAAGATTAATTATGACCCAGCGGTGAAGAGCCGCATGGTGATTAAAGCCAAAGATGTGATCAGTAAAGGTCGCCTGGAATTCGACGCCGGGGCGACGGATCTGGCGCAGTCGTTTATGTCTATCAAAAAAACACTGACGGCCAGCGGCCAGCAAGTGACCTACAAAGCCGACCGCAATGAAGACACTGGCCACGCGGATCTGGCATGGGCGTGTATGCATGCGCTTGATCACGAGCCGCTGGATGGCGGCATTCAACACAGTTCATCCTTTATGGAGATTTACTCATGAAACGCAGTTCCCGCCGCAGACAGCATGCTGCGCAGCCAAGCGATACCAACGTCACAGCAACGCAGGAAAAGCCTTCCGCCGTGGAGGCGTTCACCTTTGGCGATCCGGTGCCGGTGTTGGATAAGGCCGAGATTCTGGACTATATCGAGTGCTGGTCGAATGGGCAGTATTACGAGCCACCAATCAGCTGGGATGGCTTGGCTAAGTCGTTCCGCGCCAGTGTGCATCACAGCTCTGCCATTTATGTGAAACGCAATTTGCTGGTGTCGACTTTTATTCCGCACAAGCTGTTGTCGCGTGAGGATTTTTCTAGGCATGTGCTGGATTTTTTAGTTTTCGGCAATGGCTATCTGGAGCGTATCAAGAACCGGCTGGGCAGCACTCTGCAACTGAAACCCGCGCTGGCGAAGTATATGCGCCGCCGCACCGATGATCTGAGTGCATATTTGTATGTACAGGGCTGGCGTGAACACCACGAATTCACCCCCGGCTCAATTTTTCATTTGATGGATTCGGATATCAATCAGGAGATTTACGGCTTGCCTGAATACCTGAGCGCTTTGCACAGCGCATGGCTGAACGAGGCGGCAACGCTGTTTCGGCGTAAGTATTACCAGAACGGCTCGCATGCGGGTTTTATTTTGTACATGACCGATGCTGCGCAAAATCAGACCGATGTGGATTCGCTGCGGCAGGCGCTGCGCGACAGCAAGGGACCAGGTAATTTCCGCAACGTGTTTATGTACGCGCCGAATGGTAAGAAAGATGGCATCCAGATCCTGCCGGTGTCGGAAGTGGCCGCGAAGGACGAATTCTTCAACATTAAAGGCGTGACCCGCGACGATATGCTGGCCGCGCACCGAGTGCCACCGCAACTGCTGGGCTTAGTGCCGAACAACACCGGAGGATTTGGCGCAGTAGAGCCTGCGGCACGGGTGTTTGTGCAAAACGAGCTGGAGCCGCTGCAGGCGCGATTCAGGCAGCTCAATGAATGGCTGGGCGAAGAAGTGGTTCAGTTCGGTGAATACAAATTATTGCAACAGGCAGGAGGCACACAATGAGCGATATTGCAGACGCATCTGATCAACTGATCGAAACCTTCACCACCGCTGCCATTGCCCATGCCAGACGCGATACCCACCTGCACAGCGACGGGCATTGCGCATTCTGTGATGAACCGGTGGAAATCGGGCTGCTGTTTTGTGATCGGGATTGTCGGGATGATTATGAGAAGCAGCAGCGGATAAGAATTATTTCTGGGAAATAGTCACAGAATTCCCCGCTAAATAAATACACACAAATACACAAAAAACTTGTATTTGTGTGTATTCGTGTGTATAATTACACACATCAACAACACGAAAGGAGTCGCATGAATTCAAGTGAATTGATAAAGAAGTTAGAAGAACTAGGTTGGCGTGAAGTGAGATGTAAAGGAAGTCACCATCACTTCAGAAATGAAAACAGCCCACTTCTGATAACAGTAAAACACCCTGAAAAAGATATCCCGATTGGAACACTAAGAGATATTTTAAAAAAAGCAGGACTGAAATAAAGATGGTGGCCAGACTTCAAAGTCAGTCTGGCTACCTGATTAAAGCAGTAAATTCATTTGAAATTTGAGCATCGTGCGACTCTGAACAATTTGTCATTTTAGCGACAATTTATTTATTTATTAGGAAACATTATGAACTATGCAGCAGTTATCCATAAGGATGCCGATAGTGCCTATGGCGTTATCGTGCCTGATATTCCCGGATGCTACTCATCTGGTGAAACATTTGACGAAGCTATTCAAAGTGTGAGAGAGGCGATCTATGCGCATTTGGAAATTCTTCTGGAAGATGGGCAGCAAATTGTGACGAAGCCTTCAAAAATTGAGGATTTGATCCACAATCCAGACTATAAAGACGGGATCTGGGCATTGGTCGATATCGACATGACCAAGCTGGATACGAAGCCTGAGCGTATCAATATCAGCGTGCCTAAGTTTGTGCTGAGCCGTATCGATGACTTCATCAGCGCACGACATGAAACACGTTCAGGATTCTTAGCGAGAGCAGCGTTAAGCGCCATTGATGAGGAAACATCAGGCAAAGCTGCTATCGCCGCATAAGCCAGAACTGTCCAGCACACCAAACAAGCCCCGGTACTCCGGGGCTTTTTTCTTGTCTTCCACTTCATTACCAGGCATGAAGTGGTCACACAATCCTGTAGAGCAACAAATGTTGCTGAAAAGAAATGTTTCCATAAAAAAGTTGCTTTTTTGCAACTTTTTCCCCATTTTTTCCACTTTCACGCCCGGCGCGCAGTCATCCCCCCACCACGCCTGCGCGCTAAATAGCTCGGTTTTGACTCAAATATTCCTCCCCAGGCAAAGCTAAGCCCAGCTTTGTTGAGCGGCACACCAGTCACACACAAAAAATGACGCAGTTTGACGCAGCGAAAGGGGTGTTTTTGCATCCTAGTGAATGGCAGTGAGATTTTCATTTTTAGGTCGACCTCGGGAAAAGGGTAACCTCGGTAACTTGTTCGATTTTATTGTTCTAAGT